TCCGATTCTGGATCGGTGAAGGCGATCCGGCGGACACCAGGGTCAGCGTGCAAAGCGGAGATCCGCAACGTGAGGAGATGTCCGAGATAGCTGAGCTATGGGAGAAAGCGTTCAAGTCGCGGCGGGTCCGCGTGTCCGATATCGAAACGTCCTACACCTCTGTCGAAGACGTGGCGCTACTCAGGGCTCGGCTCGTAGACATCGTTTGTCGAGGGACTTGGAGCGGTCGCAGCGTAGGTCGCTGGCTCATGCGGTGGAAGGATCGCATCGTCGGTGGACGGTACTTTACGTGCACTGAGGATCAAAGCAGCGGGCATCTGTGGGAATTGAAGACAGGGCAAGCGGGACTGTTTTGATCGCGATTTTGGCCCTCCCGGACCCGAAAACGTCGCAGGTGCCGATTTTTGCCCCTAGCCAGGCTAGGGCAAACGCGATCGTCCGTCGCACTTTTTTCGGCTTTTTCGGCCATGTGAATCCTGGTCGCGGGTCAACGTCTCGGTTCCCGTGGTTGTGCGACAGTGGTGGTCGAGGCACAGTTGGAGGTAGCTCGGGTATAGGAATTCCTAGTGTGAAGTCGTTTTTCCCGAGGGGCTCAAAAGAAACCCGGGATAGGTATTCGTGGTTATTAGGGTTTTTCACCACCCACGCGAGAGAGTTACCAAAAAATTTCCAGCCTGGGTGCAGGAAAACCCGAGAAAACCCAGAAACCTTTTCCGGGTTTCTTTCGGGTCCAAACGCAAAAAGCTACGAAAGTTGTTCACACCTCTCCGAAGCCCTTTACACCAGGGCCGCAACTGTCGATACTTCCGGCGCTGTGAGCGACACGACCCCTCCGATTGCACACTCCCGGACAGTAGCGGCTCCACGTGGCAAGCCCTTCGTACCGGGTGACCCTAGACGTGGTCCTGGTCGCGCGCCAGGATCACCTAACGAAGCCACACGTATCGCACAGGAGCTCCTTCGTGCGAAGGCCATCGAAGCTGTCGAGAAGGTTGTCGAGGTAGCCACGCAGCCGTTCCGTGTCGTCGAGGGACAGTTGAAACACGACCCGTGTCCACTGTGCCAGTGCAACGTGCCTCGCAGCGAGGACCTCCAGGTGAAAGCCGCTCTCGCGATTCTCGACCGCACGGGGCTAGGCCCACAGAGCAAGGTCGAAGTGAGCCAAGCACCTGACACAGCTTGGATGCAGTACCTCACCGATGAAGAGTTCACCACCTTGGTCATGCTGAAGTCGGCATCCGAGTCTCGTATGCCGACGCAAGAACCGCAACAGCAATTGGCCGAGACCTCGAGTGATCGCTGAACTCGTCATGAGCGCGGCTCTCCTGGTAGATGGGAACGCTATCCAGCGAGAGATCAATCGTCGTCGTTGGTTGAAGGATCCGGTCACGTGGGTGCGCGAGCGCGCGAAGACTCATGTCTGGTCTAAGCAGTGTACCATCCTCAACAGCGTACGCGACAACCGCAAGACAGCCGTCAAGTCGTGCCACGGACCGGGCAAGAGTTTCACAGCGTCGCAAGCGGTTGCGTGGTGGCTGGACGTTCATCCCGTTGGAGAAGCCGCAGTAGTAACTACTGCGCCTTCCGATCGTCAAGTGCGTGTCGTCCTGTGGAAAGAGATTCGACGCGTCCACTCGCGCGCTAAGCTGAACGGTCGCACGAACCAGAAGCAGTGGCTCATGACTCCTCCAGGAGAGGAGGAGCAGATCGTGGCCTTCGGCATGAAGCCGAGCGACTACGACCCGACCGCGTTCCAGGGTATCCACGCTAGGTACGTGCTTGTTGCGTTCGATGAAGCCTGCGGCATCACGGGGCCTACGACGGATACGCCTCAGTCACTGTGGGACTCGGCAGGATCTTTGCTGTCGAACGACGATTGCCGCTTCCTGGCTATCGGAAACCCGGACGATCCGATGGCGTACTTCGCGGAGATCTGCAAGCCTGGATCTGGTTGGAACGTGATCTCGGTGTCTGCCTTCGATACACCTAACTTCACAGGCGAGGAAGTGCCTGCACATCTTCGGCAGAGTCTCGTAGGGCACACCTACGTGGAAGAGGCTCGTGCGGAGTGGGCTCCTAACTGGCACTGGAACGATGAGCACACTCTCGTTGTGCCTGACAACGAGGACGCGAGCAAGAACGCGAATCCTCTCTGGTACAGCAAGGTGCTTGGACAGTTCCCCGAGCAAGCTGGTACGATGGGGCTCATCCCGATACCTTGGATCCTGGCTGCACAGGAGCGGTCGCTTACGCCAAGCGAGCCGAACGAGATCGGCGCAGACATGGGTGCAGGAGGAGACTCCTCGACCACGGCTCATCGTCGTGGTCCTGTGGTTCGCATCCTCAGTGAGGATCACAATCCGGACACCATGCAGACATGCGGAAAGATCATCGAAGAGATGCGCACGGCCGAGGCCACGAAGGTCAAGGTAGACTACATCGGTATCGGCACAGGTGTCTACGATCGTGGCACAGAGCTAGGTCATCCGTTCGTTGCCATGAAGAGCGGTGATCAACCTGAGGACACTGAGCGGTTTGCAAACACTCGGGCCGAGTGGTGGTGGGGCTTACGTGAACGCTTCCGCACAGGCGACATTGACCTCGACCCGCGTGACAAGGCTCTGGTCTCGGAGCTAGCAGCGATGCGCTACAAGCGCACATCGCGCGGGCAGATCCTGGTGGAGTCCAAGGCAGACATGAAGAAGCGCAAGCTGAAGTCTCCGAACCGCGCGGATGCAGTCATGTTCGCTTTCGCCAAAGAGAAGGAACCGGAGGGTGGCGTGCTCCAGGGTAAGGTAACGTGGTAGCGGGGCTTCGACTGCTTTCGGACCTAGCCAGCAGAGCCAAGCTGGCGATGCAAGCTGGTCTCTCCTTCGGTGGTGATCGGGACTTGTACTCGGCTCTTGGGTACTCGAGAGTCCTGACCCCTGGCATGTATCGCGGTCGGTTCATCCGCGATGGTATCGCAGCTAGGGTCGTCGAGGTCAAGCCCCAAGAGACGTGGCGTGGTGGAGCGGAGATCATCGAGGACGAGGACGAGAGCGTTGAGACCGAGTTCGAGCAAACGTGGGACGAGCTCAACAAGCGTTTGCACATTTGGTCCGTGTTCCAACGTCTGGATACCCTAGCAGGGCTCGGTCGATATGCGGTTCTGTTCGTAGGGCTCCCTGGTGACTCGGCTGTGCCTGCCGGCAAGGTACGGAACGCGGACGACGTTCTGTACCTCACGCCTTACGCCGAAGAGGAGTCCACGATCCAGACGTGGGACACGAACACACAGAGCGAGCGCTTCGGCCAGCCTCTGACCTACAAGCTGAAGCGTGCCACGTCTGGCGGAAAGAGCATTGACGTTACGGCTCACTGGACTCGAGTGCTCCACGTCGCAGATGGCGGTTTGGAGGACACTGTGTACGGTGTCCCACGTCTCGAGCGGGTGTACAACCTGTTCGACAACGTGGAGAAGGTTGTAGGCTCTGGCTCCGAAGCGTTCTGGCGTCGCGTGCATCGCGGCACGCAGGTAGAAGTTGATCCTGCCATCAAGGTGTCGGACGCAGAGCTCGCCGACATGAAGGAGCAGATCAAGGAGTACGAGCACAACCTGCGCCGGACGTTGACGACTCGAGGAGTCACGATCCAGGAGCTAGGAGGAGACGTCTCCAACTTCGGGCCACAGATCACGTCTCTCATGGCCCTGATCTCTGGTGCTACCGGGATTCCTCAGCGACTGTTGCTCGGCTCCGAACGGGGTGAGCTCGCTTCGACACAGGACAAGAAGGCATGGGACGAGCGTATCCAGGATAGGCGAGACAGTTACGCTGAGCCCATCGTTGTGCGACCGTTCATCGACCTCTTGACTCGAGTGGGCGTGTTGCCAGAGGTCGAGGATTACAGCGTGCGTTGGCCTGCGATGGTGGAGCATAGCGAGACAGAGAAGGCCGACATTGCAACCAAGTGGGCTGATCTGAACAGCAAGCAGGGAGACATCGTCGTCCTGGCCTCGGAGATTCGGGGTCGTGTGCTTGGCCTCGACCCGATCGAGGATTCCGTGGACGAAATGGACCTCGAGAAGATGCGCGAGGAGCTCAAGCCTCCTGCACCTGTTCTGGCTCTGCCTCCCGGTGGAGACCCGAACGCGAACGCTGAACCGGTCGAACCTGTGGATCAACCAACCGACGAGGACGAGGCTCAGTGAGTACAGCCGCGCGGTCGGTATTGAGCTCGGCTCAGGGAGGACGCTATGTGGGCGTACTAACTCTTGCCGCTAACACCGGGGCTGTGGCACGGAGCCAGCGACACTCCGTGCCACGTTTCTTTGCCGGCAACGAGTGGCGCGCGGTTCGTAACGTAGCTGACGCGCATCGTGGGAAGATCGCTCGCGTGATCCTCGAGGCTTCTGTTGCAGCGCAGAACGCCACAGAGGATATGGCGAAGGCGTTCGAGACTCATATCCTTTCGTTCGTGGAAGCTTCGTGGATGCCCGCTGTTGGCGTGTACGAGCGTACGCTTCGAGAGCTACTCCCTTCTGAGATCCTGGCTACTCTGGTTGGTGCAGCAATAGCCGAGAGCAAGACTCTACAGTCTCCTAAGGTAGTAGCTTTGGCAGCGTACGTGGAGTACCGCGAGAACAAGGTACTCGGAGGACAGTTCAATCAAGTCAATCCTCTTGCTTCGCTGTGGGCTCGTGACTACAGCGGTCGGCAGATTGTGCAGATCTCCGAGGAGACTCGCGCAGCCATCCGGAGCGTGGTGCATCAGGCATTCGAGATGGGCCTAGCCCCGGTAGAGTCCGCGCGATTGATCCGTCCGCTCATCGGGTTGGACACGAACCGCGTGAACGCTGTGATGAACCTTCGTGCTCGCATCCAGGATCCTGCCAACTACGGGAAGAAGATCTTCGCGGGCAAGACAGCCATCCGGGTACCGAGTGGCGGGATGCCTGCGGCCCTGGTGCAGAAGCGAGTGGAGCAGTACGCGGATCGTCTGCTCAAGCAGCGTGCCCTCGTGATCGCACGTACCGAGACGATCGACTCATCGAACGAGGGACAGCGGCAACTGTGGGCACAATACCAGAGAGAGGGTCTTCTCAACAGGCCACAACCGAGACGGTGGATCACGACACCGGACGATCGGTTGTGCCCTCGATGTGCTGCGCTCTCTGGAGATGTGTCTCCGGACATCGACAAGCCGTATGAGAAGTCCGGCCTGATGGGTCCAACAGCCCACCCGCTTTGCCGCTGCGCGCAAGGGCTCCTCATGGCCAGGGCCAAACCTACCAAGGTCCGGCCCGTTGCTCCTGCGCCAATCCTGGCCCCGCCTGCCCCATCCCCGAAGCCGGCCGTTCCTTCCCCGAAGTCGTTTTCGGAGATCGAGACACTGCTGACTGGACCAGTGCAGAAGGCAGACACGTTAGGTGGAGGAGCAACGTCAACCTTCGAGGTACAGTTGCAGAACGGAGCGCGAGGCGTGTACAAGCCTAGCTCTGGCGAAGGTACCTTAGCGCGCGACTACGACATCACTCCTGGTCTCATGCCACAGCGCGAAGCTGGTGCATGGGAGGTCGCGAAGGCGATGGGCATGGATGATCTCGTTGCACCAACGATCGTCCGCGATATGACTATCCAGGTTGGTGGCAAGACAGTGAGCGAGGTAGGCTCCTATCAGGCGTGGCAGCAGGGCCAAGTGGCGAGACGCTTCGGTGGTGCTGCGAAGTTTGGAGCCAGTCAAGAGGACAAGGCTCGTGCGGCTTTCTTCGATTACGTCATCGGTAACTTGGACCGGCATCCTGGCAACTGGATGCTCGACAATGGGAAGATGCGACTGATCGATCATGGTCTGTCGTTCCCAGAGGTCAACGGTAGTTGGGGTCACAAGTTCCTGATCGATGAGGCTCGCTTCTCGAAGATGGAGTTCTCCACGTTCCGAGACACGACACTCGGACAGCGTGAAGAGATCAAAGCTGCCATGAAGAAGTCTGGGCTCACAGCACAGATCCCGGCGATGGAGGAGCGGCTCGATAGGCTAACCGATATGAAGTCTTGGGTTGACCTCTACGGAGTCACCAATTGAAGGTCGAGATCCGTGACAGCAAGTCAAAGGAGCTCCTGGAGACCATCACTCCGGACACGAAGCTGGCCGACAGTGAGACCGCGTCCACGCTGCGTATCAAGACTTCGAACGGTTGGATCGCGTTCGAGAACGACCCGGAGGGTTGGATTCGTGGACTCCCTGGCCAGCTTAGTCTGTGCTCCTTCGTTTACGCAGAGGTGACCGAGTGAAGAAAGTCATCCGTCTTCGCGCAGCCATCAGTGGTGAGCTCCGTACCGCCGTCTTCGAAGGCCGCGATCATGTCGTTGTTCCCGTTGTGGCCCTGGTCGAAGGCGTGATCCACGCGAGCAACAGTGAAGATCCTGAGCTCGTCCTGTCGGAAGAGTTTGGCAAGGCTCCGCAGGGATGGAACGGCAGGCCAGTTGTCGGGGATCATCCGTCGCTTAGCGGGACTCGAGTATCCGCGAACGAACCGGAGGTCCTCGAGTCCAAGGCGTTTGGTCGCGTGTTCCATGCACAGGTGCGCGGCACCAAGCTGATGATGGAAGCGTGGCTCGACCCTGCGATGGCGAAGAAGGTTGGACCCGAAGCAGAGGACGTGATCGCTCGGGTCCGTGAAGGCAAGGGAGTCGAAGTCTCTGTGGGTGTCTTTGTGGTGAACGAAGAGACTCCTGGCTCCTGGACTGACGGCAGCCGTTACGCTGCCATCTGGCGTGAGATCATCCCCGATCATCTGGCCATGCTGCCAGAGGGCACGTTGGGTGCGTGCAGTATCGAGATGGGTTGCGGAGCACCCAGAGCCGCAGAGAAAAAGGAGGAGCCTGTGACGGTGAAGAAGTCGTTGATGGAGAGGCTGAAGGATCTCGCGGCACACTTCCGGCCGTCGCAGGCCGAAGACCAGAGCGACGAAGATCTTCGACGGTCGCTCGGAGATGCTCTCAACTCCACAGAGCCCGCGTTCCTTGGCATCGACGCGGTGTTCTCGGAAGCGAAGCAGGTGGTCTACGCTGTGGCTCCGGAAGGAGTCATGCAACTGTTCCGACGTGAGTTCACACAGGACGAAGAAGGCACTGTGGAACTCGGATCCAGTCGTGAGGAAGTCAAGCAGGTGACTCGTTTCGAACCTGTGACGGCGCAGCAAAACATCACCGCCGCTTCGTGCGGGTGCGGCGGCAAGAAGGCAATCACACCCGCAGAGGAGGCTGTAAAGATGGACAAGAAGGCACGAGTCGCTGCGCTGTTGGCCCTGGCTGGCGCGCATCTCACGTACAAGAACATCTTCAAGGCAGCGGACGCCCCTGCCCTGGAGCTCCTGCCCGACGAGCGTCTGACCGAGCTCGAAGCGCAGGTTGCGGTTCCCGCCGTCGAAGTTGTCGTTCCGCCCGTCGTCGAGAAGAAGCAGGACGAGCCTGTCGAGCTCACGCAGGAAGAGAAGCGTGCGGCTTTCTTCCGTGAGTTTCCCGACGTGGCTGCCACTGTCGCGAAGGACAAGGCAGCGACCGCTCAGCGGAAGGCCGAGCTCGTGAAGGGGCTCAAGGCGGCAACCGCGAAGGCGTACAGCGAAGCGGAGCTCGATGCGATGGGCGTTCCCGCGCTCGAGAAGCTGCTCATCGTGGCACAGGCCGCTGTGCCCGCGCGCAGCTTCGAAGGAGCGGCTCCGCGCGCCGCTTCGGCCGAAGAGACGGTGCCTCCCGCACCGGACATGAACGCGAGAATCCGCGCGGCGCGCGGTCTCGACAAGACGGCGTAAGGGTCAACACATCGATCCTACTTAGCGCCGCTTAGCGCGGCCGAAGGAGATTCAGAATGCCCACACCCCGAGTGATCGCACTGTCGTGCAAGCCGGAAATCCGTGACGACGATGGAACCCTCGCTGTCGAGGCTCTCATCCCTGGCCACTTGCTCATCGAGGGAGCATCTGGCTTCAGCAAGAACACCGCGAACGCGACGAACGTTTCGCGCTGCGTCGCGCTCGAGCGGGACGAGCTCGGAAAGGACATCGACACGGCGTACGCCATCGGTGACCAAGTGAAGGTCGGCATCTTCCGAAGCGGGCAGCGTGGTTACGTGTTTCTGGCCTCGGGTCAGAACGTGGCCAAGGGAGCTCGTCTCGTCGGCGACAATGCCGGTTTGTTCACTGCAACGGGCGTCACCACGGCGATCGCAATCGCCAAGGCGGCCGAGGCGAAGGACGCGACGGCTGGCGCTGTTGCGGGTACTCGTATCCGCGTGGAGTTCATCTAGCCTCGAGAGCGAGAGCTCTCAGCTAAGATGTAACAGGAGGCTAGACAACGATGGCAAAGAGAAAGACGGTCGCGGCTCCGCGCGCGATGGCGATGGCGGAAATCAGCACAGGGAAGCAGTTCAACAAGTCTGGCACGTGGGCCGGACAGCAGTTCCTCAAGGCGTTGAACGCGGGCCAGGGCATCACGACCGATGCGCTGCGTACGCTGGACACGCTGCGTAAGGACGAGTGGGTCGCCTTCGACAATGCTCTCGTCGAGGAAGGTCACATCCGTCTGAAGGGCATCGCCGATCTCATCGCGGCGGGGCTCACGATCCCGGTGCCGAACGCTCTGGGAAAGACCATCTTCCAGTACGAGAAGATGACCGACATGTCGGCAGCGCAGATCTCGCTGGACGGCATGGCCGCAACCGACGACGACCGCGTCGAGTTCACGCTCGGCAACCTGCCTCTCCCGATCATCCACAAGGATTGGAGCCTCAACCTGCGCACGCTGACCGCATCGCGTGAGCGTGGCGAGGCTCTGGACACCACGCAGACCCGCGTGGCTGGTCGTCTCATCTCGGAGATGCAGGAGTACGTTCTGTTCCGTGGGTACGCGCCGAAGTTTCTCGGCTTCCCCATCTACGGCTACACGTCGCACCCCAACCGCGAGACGGGCGGTTTCATCGCGAACGGCAACTGGGCACAGACCGCGAAGACGGGCAGCGACTGTCTGAACGACACGCTGAAGATGATCAAGGCTCTGCAGGCCAAGGGCTTCTACGGCCCGTACAACCTGTACGTGGACTCGCTGGCCTCGACGAAGCTGAGCGAGGACTTCAAGGCCAACGGCGATCTGACCATCCGTGAGCGGCTCCTAATGATCGAAGAGATCAAGGGCATCACTGTCGCGGACCAGCAGCTTGCCAACCACGTGTCGCTCGTGCAGATGACCCGTGATGTCGTCGCTCTCGTTCAGGGTGAGCCGGTGCAGACCATCCAGTGGGACATCGAGGGTGGCTTCACCATCCGCTTCAAGGGCTTCTGCATCCAGGTGCCTCTCGTGCGTTCCGACGACCGTTCGTACGTCGGCGTCTACGACATGAGCTAGTTCGTCGTCGGCGTGACCTCGTGCCCGGAGGTAGCCTAGCTACCTCCGGGACTGTTCCCTTCTTCGATAGAAAAGAATTATGGCACTGGACACGACGGTCGGTGGGGCGAACGCAAACAGCTACGCGACGCTGCTCGAGTTCAACACGTACCTCGACAATCATCCGTATGGAGCCGAGGTCAAGGCGAAAGCGGAGTTGACGAAGGAACAGTGCCTTCTTCTTGCCACAACGTGTCTGGATGGAGACCCAAGAGCCTGGACAGGAGCAGCGGCAACGTCTACCCAAGGGCTCACGTGGCCTCGTACAGGCATGAAGAACCGAAACGGTTACGACATCGCGCAGGACGTCAATCCGGTACCGTTGAAGAACGCTCAGTGCGAATACGCTCGGCAGCTTGCTGTGGCCGATCGTACCAAGGACAATTCGATCATCAACAAGGGCATCAAGCGGGTCAAGGCTAGCTCTGTCGAGATCGAGTTCTCCGAGTTGAGCACTGAGAACTCTGAACTGGTGGCGCGGTCGGTACGTGAGCTCAATGCACTCATGGCCATGATGCCCGATGCAGTCAAGCTGATCCTCGTTCCAAGCTGGTTGAAGACTGACGTGGAAGACGCGCAGTCGTCCACGCTGCTCTTCCAGGAGCTCTAACGTGGGCTTCGATAGCATCGTTCGCGAGGCAATTGAGATCATCGATGGAGAGGTCAAGGACCTCGAGGAGCCTGTGCGTCATTGGCGCTGTGTGCGTGTCTCGCCTACAGGGGCTAAGGTGATGGCACCAGGGGATCCGATCGTCCATATGGCCATCGTGGAGCGTAACCCAAAGATTCACTACCGACGTGACGGCATCACGTTGCCTGTGAAGGCACGCATCATCATTCTGAAGCCGTTCGCTCCGGAGGGTACAGCGGGCCGCTCGGAGCCAGTGGATGTGCGCGATGAGTTTGTGTTGCGCGATGGTCTGACAGGACCGGTCCTCGAGAATCCTGGCCTCATCGACCCGTCCACGTCGCGACCCTACTTCCTCGAAGTGCTGATCGGAGGGGCTTCATCCTCGACCTCTGGGAGCGGGGCATGAAGCAGATCTGGGCTCGTCACTTCACAGAGCTCCAAGCAGGACAGCGACGATTCAATCGTATCGTCCTGCACGCCACGCAAGGTTGGGAGAAGGCAACGTCCGCAGAGGATCTCTGTGCAGGAGCGGCACGCGAGGATGCTCCGAAGGTTAGCTGGCACTTCGCAAGTGACTCGGACTCGCTTGTGCAAGCTGTTCGTCTCAAGGACATTGCGTACGCTGCTCCAGGGGCAAACGCTGACGGCATCCACATTGAGATCGCTGGTCGCTCCGAGCAGACGTTGGAAGACTGGTCTGACCTCTTTTCCGAATTGGCACTGGACCTAACGGCTCGCCTTGTCGCTGAGCTCTGTGCCCTGAAGGAGATTCCGATTCAGTTTCGTGATGCTGCGGCTCTTGTAGCGGGCCTACGTGGGATCACGACACACGCAGAGGTCTCGAAGGCGTTCAAGAAGTCGGATCACTGGGACCCTGGACCAAACTTTCCGATGAAGAAGTTCATGGAAACTGTCGCCAACTATTCGCGGCAGACCATCGGAGTCATTCTCTAGGAGGCATGATGTGGAACCGTGGCTTATCGTTTGGGACGATTACGGCAGCGCTCGGCTTGTCGATCCTACTGTCCGCATGCGGAGTCATCAAGCCTCCGAAGCCTCCGGGTCCTCAGCCGACTCCGACTCCGTCTGCGACG